TGATGCAGATTCTTGGTACCTTATTACTGACGTGCCTAATGGCATGAAGTACTTCGAAAGAACTCCCATCAGAACAGCGATGGAAGGTGATTTCGATACTGGAAACGTTAGATACAAAGCTAGAGAGAGATACAACTTCGGTGTATCTGACTATAGAGGTATCTACGGCGTTCAAGGTGCTTAATAAGTAAATTATTTTGTGGCGGGACATAGTCTCGCCACAATCTTATGATAGAAAGAGAGAATGCACCCTAAAAACTTCAGAATAAAAATTGCGGCCTATCAATATGGCTCAGATTTTGTTATATCTTGCGTAGAAACCCCAGAAAATATAGAAAAGGCAATCCTTGACAAATTGGGACAAGGAGATATAAAATGGGAATATCTTGGAGAAATGAACGATCCCAAGATAAATAGAATAACCTATGAGGAGGTTATAGATGGAAGTGCATCAACATCTACAGGATCTTTACAAGCACAAAAGGAGCCTGGAGTTAGAATGGGAGCAGGAGCATCTTAATGAGGGTAGATATACTCTCAATATGGTTAAGATTGATCATAAGGTCAGAGAAGTAATAAACCATATTAAACAGGCAGAAGCTAAAAAAGAACTTTTGCAGCATAAGGTGGAAGACGCCGCTCCACAAGTTTCCGTAGCTACTTAATAAAAAGCTACATCGTTGGAAAAATCCAATCCACATCACAGGGGCTCTTGCGCTCTATTAAAAACTAAGCTATAACTATTTTACTATACAATTAATTAATTGGATATCGACGCGTATAGTCGACGGCCTAGAGACGATATCCTATAACTAGGAGAATAATTATGGCAAGATCAACGTTTAGCGGACCGGTAAGATCCTTAAGAGGATTCTTAGGAACTGGCCCACAAATGGCTCAATCAATAGGTGCAGGAACTACCGATGGTGGAACTGACATTGCAGGGATTGATAAATATCAAGGTAAAGTAATACAGGTTGGAGACAATGTTACTGTATTTAACTTACCTTCAATCATAGACACAGCAACTTCTGCAGTAGCAGGATCTGATGATCCAAACTCTACAAACAGAGTTGGAATGATGTATGAGTTTATAATGACTGCAAGTTTAACATCATCAAATACTTTCACTTTGAATGCAGGAACTGCAGCGGGTAGAAGTACAGCTGATGTTTTTAGAGGTTGTGCATGGTACAACAATACAGCGACTGATCCAGGAGTTGTAACTGCTTTTACTGCAGGTGGTACTGACACTTTAACTTTAACTGCAACTACTAAAGGTGGACTAGAAGGTGCTCACATAAGATGTAGAGCAGTTGATGGTTTAATTTGGTCAATTGATGCATTCCTAATTGGGAATGGTACATTTGCTCAACCTTGGAGCTAATAGATAAATAATTATTGTGGGCCTTCGGGCCCACGATTAATAATTAAGGAGAAAAAAATATGACAATACAATCGCCTAACATAGCTTCAAGTTATGTAGACACAGAAGGAACTACAGTTCAAGTAGGAAGAACAAGAGTATATGGAGTTTATCTTGATAGTTTAGGAGTAGCTGGAGATTTTGTAATTCGTGATGGGAGCAGTACGGGAACAGTAAAATTTAAAGTTTCAACACCTGCTGTCGCAGAATCTATTACAATTAATTTTCCTCAACCTATTCTATGTAAAGATAAATTGTATACAGCATTTACTACTGAACAAGTTTTATGTGCTACGGTCTTTCATAGTGGTGGAGACAGCAACTAGGAGGCATAAGTGGCTTTTTCAGGCACAAGTACATTCGAGAAAACATTCTCGGTCGATGATATTATTACTGAAGCTTTTGAAAGATTAGGCTTTTTTGATTATACAGGTAATGATCTTAGATCGGCGAGACGATCTTTAAATATTCTATTCCAAGAATGGCAAAATAGAGGTGTTCATTTTTGGGAAGTGGATAGTCATGCTTTCACACTGGCTACAGATCAAAATACATATACTATTTATAGATCACCCTCTGATGGAGACGCAGATGGAATTACTTCAAATTTAAGTGCAGCTATCAATTCTACAGATTTAACGATTCCTATGGAATCAGTAACCCAGATGCCTGCTTCAGGTAAAATTAGAATTAATTCAGAGGTTATAAAATACTCTTCTATTTCAAATTTAAATTTAATTGTTTCTTCTACAGCAGATAGAGGAATTGATGATACAACAGCAGCGGGTCATGCACAAAATGATCCGGTAACTAATTTTGTGGATATGGCTTCTGATATCTTAGAAGCGAGTTATAGAACTTTAACAGATGTAGATACACCCTTATCAAAAATTAATAGATCACAATATTCAGCTTTTTCAAATAAAATTTCAACTGGACAACCTTCTCAATATTGGGTTCAAAGATTTATAGATAGGGTTACAGTTACTCTATATTTAACACCTGGAGCGAATCAAAATAGTGACTTTATGCATTTCTATTATTTAAAAAGAATTCAAGATGCAGGAGCCTATACTAATGAAGCAGATGTAGTTAATAGATTTGTACCTTGTATGTGTGCAGGTTTAGCTTACTACCTGGCTCAGAAAAAAGCTCCTCAAAGAGTTCAAGAAATGAAATTATTATACGAAGATGAATTAAATAGAGCATTACAGGAAGATGGATCACCAGCGAGTGTTTACATTTCACCTAAAACTTATTATCCGGAGATTTAATGGCAAAGTTTGCAAAAGGAAAATATGCATTAGCAATTTCAGATCGAAGTGGATTAGCTTTTCCATGGAGACAAATGGTGACGGAATGGAATGGTGCATTTGTTCATACTTCAGAATATGAACCTAAGCAACCACAGTTAGAACCAAAACCATTTGTTGCAGATCCTCAAGGACTAGAACAAGCTAGACCTGCAAGAACAGAATTTGGTACTCAAGATTTTTTACCTAAGAATCCTTTTACAACTGCAGCGGCTTCTAAACAAGTTACAGTTTCAGAACCATTTAGTGATAGATCTAATAATGATATCGTAAGATTTACCGAAGTTAAATCTGCTGTAGGTGGAGTAGCAATGTCTACTTTGGAATTAACAACTACATTGTCTGCAAATATTACAGCCAGCGCTACAAGTATTGCGGTAGCAGATTCTTCAGCTTTTCCAAGTGCAGGTTTTTTTATGATTGAAAAAATTATAACTCAAGCTGATCTTGCTGCAGGCTCAACTACAAGATTAAAAGTAGGAGATTATGCTAATGAAGTAATTCGGTATACAGGAAACGCCGGAAATACTTTTACAGGATGTATTAGAGGAACTAATTCTCAATTTAGAGGAAGAGTACCTGTTAATACTACCGCTGGCGCTCATGATTCAGGTGCAAAAGTTTATGGAGGTTATTCAATAACTATGGTACAAACAACACATAAGCAAGCTGGGCAACCATCAACTGTGACTCAAGAGAATAGTTATACTTTTAATTTAGTTGCAAATGCAGCAGCAAGCGCAAAAGGAGGAGGATTCCAAGTCTTAGCAGGACCATTGGATTTCCAACAAGGATAATATGACATACGCAGAATTAGTTGACAAAATTAGAAATTACACAGAGGTTACTTCAACAGTTTTAACCGATGCTATCGTCAATGGTTTTATTGAAGATGCTGAATGGAAAATTTTTAGAGAGGTAGACACAGATGCTGGTCGAAGATATAAAACAGCACAGCTTATAGCAGGGACTCGTTTTATAGATGAGCCTACAAATGCTTTAGTGGTAAGATCTCTACAAGTTGTAGATTCTGACGGCGTAGCAGAAGCCGATAATAGGAATTTTTTACAGTACAGAGACACTAGTTTTATGTCCGAATTTAACCCTACCAATGCTCAAGGGGTCCCTAAATACTATAGCTTATGGGATGATAATACCATCGTTGTGGCTCCCATTCCAGATGCCACTTATACCCTTCAATTAAATTATATCTTGAAACCCCCTGGTTTATCTAGTACAAATACGACAACATATTTAAGTTTG